TATACAGGATTAGGGGGTGGAGCACTCATCCAAAGTGATAATGAAACAAACTATTTAGGAGAACAACAAGGATATAGATGGTTTAGTATTGATGGTTTCGCTTCCGCTCAACCGAATATAAGAACTTATACTTTCTTTGATAATGGAAATAGTGTAAGTCCTGAACCAAGAACTGAAGACCTTGACCCGAATGATTGGTATTTCGTTGCTTCAAGAGTATATCTAACAGGGACAACTACTGTGACTGAAATTAGTGTTGATGGATTAATTGATGATGACGTGATTTCATCAGGTGTTCAACCAAGAACTTCAACTACACCTATATTCAGTTTAGCGAGGAATGGTGGTAGAGAAATACAATTGACCGAGCAGTTCTTCTTTGATAGAGCATTGAGTGATAGTGAGATGACCCAAATGTTTAACTATTTACAAGCGAAATATCCATTACAATAAAAATTGGTGAAAAAAATATATTTATAGATATGAACGAACAGAAATTAGATAATGGAGAAATACTAAAAGTGTTTGAGTTTGCAACTGCGAATGTTCCTATTATTGAAGAAAACCTTATTATCAATACTCGCACGCCGTGGGTATATTATGGTATTGCCAATCTTGCCCCACAGGAACTTATTAGATTATACAATTCATCACCAACACATCGTGCTTCAATACAATCAAAGTGGTATGGTGTAAGGGGGGAAGAAATAACATTAAAGTCGGGTGAAAACGATAGATTGACTATGTCTAATAGTTTAGGTGACCCTATGTATGACTTATGGAGTAAATGTGCTTTAGATTTCATATTGTATGGTTGTTTTGCTTTGAACATAGTATGGAGAAAAGATAGAGATACTGGTTTTGAGATGTATTATATGGATGCCTCAAAAATTAGAGCAGAGAAAAGTGATATGTTGGATAAGGTAAATAACTATTTTTATAGTGCTGATTGGGCTTATCCAAAAAAGTTTATTCCAAGGAAAATCGCAGCGTTCAATCCTTCTAATCACGAAGAACAATCACAAGTTTTTTATTATACAACACATAGTTGCGGAAACAACTATTATGCCACACCTGGTTATTGGGGAGGTGCTACAGCAATCTCAACAGAAGTAGAGATATACAATTGGTGGTTTAACAATATTTGTAATAACCTTCAACCTTCACTTTTTGTTTCCCTGAATAATGGAATACCCGCACCAGAAGAAAGAGAACAAATATACCAGTCAATGACCGCAAAGTATGGTGGTTCAAACAATCCTGGTAAGTTATTCTTAACGTTTGCCGAAAGCAAAGACCAAGCACCAGAGGTTACACAAATCACATCTAATTCAAGTGATAAGATGTGGATTGAAATGGGTTCTGCTGTTCAACAAGCAATCCTCACATCGCATCAAATTAGTAGTCCCGAACTACTCGGTATTGTTACTCCTGGTGGGTTAGGAACACCTGACCATCTTGAAGCACAAGACCACTTTCAACATTTAGTTATTCAACCTATACAAACAGAAATAAAAAAGATTTTTGAGAAATTATTATTGTTGAGAGATGGAACACCTGCGGAGTTAGATGTTAAACAATTTATGATGGTAAGTATCCCTGACGCAGCACCTACCGAAAACATCAACGTAGATAAAGTAGAAGAGGTTGGTGTTGATAAAAATGAAAACATAACAACAACAAATGAGTAGTCCTGGCATAGTTCCTCAAAACGTTCTTCTCGTTAGTGAGAACAAACTTAAAAACTTTACAGATATTGACCCGAACGTAACATCATCGGTGTTATTACCTTTCATATCCGTAGTTCAGCAAACGAAGTTAGAATATATCATAGGTGCGAAATACTATAAGAGTTTATTATATCAAGTTTCAGGTGGAACAATCAATTCCAATCCAACAGATAATAATTTTTTACAATACTTCGTTCAACCGATGCTTATATGGGCGGCTTACGCAGAAGCATTACCAAGTATTTTTATGAGAATTAAGAACAATGGTATTGTGACTGGTGCTGAAAACACTATCACAATCAGTGAAATGAACTATATGCAGAAGCGTGGTGATGATAGGTCGCAATTCTTTGAGCAGCGTATGATTGATGAGATTATCTTTAACTCAAACTTATATCCGTTATGTTTCAACTACACAAGTAATGAAGGTTTATTCCCTCATCTTGGAAAACAATATTTCTCGGGAGTTCATCTTACAAATGGTAATTGGACAGATAATCCAAGAGACCTGTTTAGAAATACAGGACTACAATGGTATTCAGACCCAACTTTCGCTTGTTGCGGTTGGTAAATAATTTATTATGAATAACGAAATAATATTACTTATATCAAATAGTTTAACTGCGTTAGCGGGTTTTTTTATTGGTAGAAGAAAAACAAATGCTGAAACGGACTCAATTGTATTGAAGAACCTTGAAATATCTGTAAATCTTTATTCACAGATTATCTCTGACTTGAAGAAGGAAATAGAAAGCCTTAACATTAGGATACAAGAATTGGAAAAGAAAATTGACGAACTACACGCAGAGAATAAAAGATTAAAAGGACACTTATAATGCCTATACCGAAACCAGAAGGTGGAGAAACAGAAAGTCAATTTGTTAGTCGTTGTATTAGCAAAATAATTGACGAATACGACCAATCACAAGCGGCGGCAATCTGTTATAATACTTATAGAAAAAAAGAAGAAATGAGTAAGAAAGAAGACATATTTGTTTTACAACCAAAGAAAGCAGAAAATAGAGGTGCTTACTTATCACGTTGTAGTAATAACAACAAAATGAAAGCACAATATCCAAAGATAAAAGAGAGATTAGGTTTTTGTCTTAACTCGTTCAACGAATATTATAGGTATTGGAGCAAATTAGAGTTCGCTGACGTTCCCGAAGATAGTGCGTTAGGGCTTTGTATAGCCCAACAGAAATCAAAGGGATTTGATTATAAAGAAGCCTACGCACGTTGTGCCAGCAAAGTTGTTGTTCCCAACACACCAGTTGTGATGGAAGATGATTTATTGGTTGAACCTGTTGCGTTTGCCGAGATAGACATATTAGGATATAAGACAAAGTATTTTTATATCTGTCCAGGAGCAACAGCAACATTTGAACACCTTGTAAAGATGAACCCTGACGAGGAAACTGCAAGAATGATTAGAAATGCTGCGGTTCTTGCCGATAATGTTTTTGAGATTGAGGCAAAAGTATTAGAAGATGAAAAAGCAACCCCCGAACAATTAGAGGATGCTACATTATTGGTTAGTGACTTTTATGAATTGATGCACGAGATAGATGAAGAACTTGGTATGATACACGACGTATCATATATGGACGGACATCTTGAAAAGATTGGTTCTTATGTTAAGCAAAGTATGGCTGACCAAGGACCTTGTTGGGAAGGTTACGAAATGATTGGAATGAAGATTGTTGACGGCAAAGAAGTTCCGAATTGTGTTCCAATAGAAAAAGAAAAATAATTTCTTTACAAGTGGAAAACTTTTATTAGAATTATATTTAGGAGTGATAGGGTTTAACTTTGTTTGCTTCCATTACAGGTTTATTTTTTTCCCTATCGTTTAATTTATCCTACATACATATCCAAGTGAAAAGGTGACCTCCGTGGGTCACCTTCTCTTTTTATAAACAACAAACTACTTATTCACTTTCTCGTTCGTAGCATACCACGCTCCTCTCAACATAGCGGCGTATATTTTCTTACTATTTTGTGTTTCAGTATCTTTACCAAAGAATGCTTTGAGGGTATGCATACCACACATTTCTTGAAGGTCAATTACAAAACGACTACCATACGTCTCACTTAATGAATATTCCAATTCATCAATAAGGGCATCAACGGGTCTTTCTACTTTCTTCATATATTATTTTTTAGGGGTTTTAGGAACATTCATCACTTCTGTCGCTATAAGATACAATTTCTTACGGCGGGGACTTAAAGGACGGATAAAGTTTTTCTGTCTCAACTCTTCTGCTCTTTGGTCTAACCAATCAAACAAATCATTATCTACCATCTTTTTCTCTGCGGGGATTACTAATTTTACCATATCTTTTATTTTCAATAAAGGTAATGAATTATTGATTATCTACCAATTCTTCTTCCGCATATTTTTGTTCTCTTATATTATCCAACCAATTATCAATCTCTTGATTGTTTTGAGACAATACATAACGACCATCATATACCTCTTCACTCTCTTCATTATAATCTTCTTCACAATCGTTAATATCAACAAATCCCTCATTTTGTAGATAATTGAAAACATCTTCCAAATCCCAATCTTCATCTACTGCTTTGATACGGATATACTCAACTGCGGCATCAGGTAATTCTACCTCATATTGCCTTTCATAAACTGCTACTTGCTTGGTGCTAATGTTAAACTTTTTCATTTGTGTTTTGTTTTAATTTTTTAATAATAACCAAAGGTAATGAATACTT